AGTTACTGTATATGTCATCTTCTTTGTTAAATCTGTAGAAGTGTTTTCCTTTTTAACATCTGTTACGAACATCTTTACATCAGAATCATTATTAAATGCAGTGATTACAGATACTAAATCTTTATCAAACTGCTTATTAATGTAGCTATCATCGAAGTCTTTTAATGTAGATACTTTAATCTCATCATTAAGAACGTCTACATCTAATTTTTTAACATCGATGCTAGAAGCTTTATAATCATTAATGATATCTTTAACACTTAATGCTTCGATATTAACTTCATCCTGCTTCTTTCTAAGCTCATCTTCAGTTATTTTCTTTCTTCTACCAGTCTTTTTAATATCCTTAAGATCATTCATATATGATTTAAATTCTAGGTTATTATCTAACTGTGAGAGTATTTGTTCTTCGGTGTTATTTTCCAATTTCTTCTCATCGATATCTTTCTCGACAACATCAGATATTTTATTAACTAGGTCTATTTCTGTATCGTTTAGACCTAAAGAATTAGGTGGAATGTTGAAAGTATCCTTAATGAAATCCACTACTTTATTCGCTTTATCATTAACTTCTACAATACGATCATCATCTGTATTACGTTCTAATTCAATTTTACCATCAGATGGTTTATCCTCTTCAGGTACTTCTTTATCAAAGGAAATATTTAAAAGGTTTTCCATACGATTAAGAATTTGAATCTTTCTTTTTTCTAATGTATTAGTATCTAATGGGAATTTAAAGAATGTATTATTGTTGTTGGTATATATAACAACTTGTACTTTCTTTTCAGTAATTAAATTATTTAATAATACATTTCGTTTGATAGCATTATAAAGATAAGTAACAGGTGTCTTAGAATTCTTAAAACTGAAATACTCATCCATATCAGATTTAGAATCATCTACATTAAATACTAATACAATATCTTTATAATTCTTATTTACCTCTTCAATCTTTAAATTAAGGAAGTTTAGGAATGTATCAATACGTTCTAATGATTTAGTACGAATAGTAGTTTCATTTAATTCAAACTCTTTGAATAAATCATAATATACATTTAAACCTCTATATGCAGATAATGTATTTCTGAAATATTTTACACTACCATTAGTCTTGGTAGAAATATCTTTATATACATCTTTTTGATTAATTAAAGTTCTTTTTCTTTTATTAGTACTTTCAATATTCTTTGGTACATAATAACCTAGATAAAGACTTCTTTTAAATAATCCTGAATTAATTAATTGAACTACATCATTATCTGTATTACCTACATTAATAATAGCTGTATCCAATCTTTGATTCTTATTCTTCTGAATACCTAATACCTCAATATTATTATAGAGCTTTAAGTCTTTTAAATTAGATAAATAATACAACTTAATTCTCCTTTCCTTAATATACTTTAATTTAATTCTTTGTTTCAAAATTTCTTTAAATGTTTTATTTTTAATAATACACCAAAAGGATTTTAAAAAATTTATTAATTATGTTAATAATTAATAAATTTTTATTTTATAAAAATTTATATTATTTATAATATAAATTTTCAGGAATAAAATTATTACTACCCCTTACCCCTAATTATATATTAGTTTGATTAAAAAAATTTAAAGAAATAAGTAGTATGTAAAATTAAAACTAAATTTAAATACATATTATTACTGTGTTAAATAATAAAATATTATTACTTTAATATTATTATTTATCTATTTAGAAAGGAGAAAATAATGAAGTATATTGTATAATTTATATTTTAAAGTAATACATATTGGAGAGGAGAAATAGAAAGAAATGGTTGTAGCTGTTTTACCAATTAATAGGAAGTTAAGACTTTCTCCCAATGCATCTAGTACAACACATAATTTATATTTATTTGATTTTATAATGGACTATGATGTTAGTATATATGGGAAGGAAACTGCATTAGGTATTAAGAGAGATTATATTACAATGAATAAAGATACCAGATTAATTATTATAATTGATCTACTTAAAATGCATGGATTTACCTATGTTCCACTACAGAGAGAAATGGATAAATTAATTAATGAAGGAAAGTTAAACCAGAAGACTACTATTATATTAGAAAAGTTTTTCTATATAATTGAAAAGGAATTAAATAAGAAAAATGTATATGTACATTATCAGCATGACATAACTAAAGCATATATTAAAGTTAGAAAGCAAGCTTAGTTCTTTAAATTTAAATACCAGTATTAACATATCATCAGAAATAATTTTACATTTGTCTAGGATAATTTTTAATTTTTAAAAAGTTAAGAGATAACCTAACAAAAAAATAAATCAAATTATAAATGTATATTATATATTTGATTTTTAATAAATTATTACACAACTAAACTAATTTTATTGGAGGAATATTATCATGGCATTAACTCGTATCGTTAAAAAAGAAAAGGCTACTACAGGAAAGGCTGCACCAAAAGTTAAGAAACCAGGAGTTGCTGGAAAAGTTGCAAAACCTGCTAAAGTAGTTAAACCTGCAGTGGAAGCTGAAGAATTAATGGAAGATCAAATCGAAGAAACTGAAGTTGAAGAAATGGAAGATGTAGTTGTAACTGACGAAGTAGAAGAAGATGATGAAGTTACTGAAGAAGAAGAGGAAGAAGTAAAACCTGCTAAGAAAGTAACAGGTAAGAAAGCTCCTGCTAAAGCACCTGCAAAGGGTAAAGCTAAGGCTCCTGCTAAAGCTAAGAAAGAAGAAAAAGAAGAAGCTAAAGGTCGTGGACTTAAAGGTAAATTAAGTGCTCGTGTACTAGAAGCTAAAGATAAAAACCCTAACACTAAACAAGTTAAACGTGATGAGTTCATTACTGTATTAAAAGATAAAATCGAAGAGATCTTTGAAACTGAAATCCTTACTAAAGATTCAGAACGTATTCTAAAAGCATTTGAAGAAACTTTAGATGAATTAGTTCTATCTCAAGGTAAAGCATTTAACTTAAATGGTAAACTTATCAAACGTACTGTGATCAATGGTCGTACTTATAAAGCACCATTAGAAGGAATTGACTTCGAGAACTTCAAGTTCCCACATGTAAAATTAACTTGGACTCATGAATTAAACCCTCGTGTAGTTCGTGGTGAAACTACTGAAGATGGAATCTTCGTAACTGAAGACGGTGAAGAAATTAACATGGAAGAAGTAAACGAAAACTTCCGTAACGAAAATAAATAATAATTGAAAATAAAGAGAAGACACTATACATGTGTTTTCTCTTTATTTTTTTGATATAAGAATAAATGACCGCTAAGGAGAGACTGAGACGTGAAAAACAACTGCTTTATGTATTATAATGAGAAAGATAGTATTGTAACATTTGAATTAGAACCATTCGTTAGAATTCAGAAGTTAATCGCTGAAAAGTTTCCTCCAAATGGTATTCAAAAGGATATTGATAAATTTGATAAACTTTTACTACAATCACTAGAGGAAATCTTTGAAATTAAAATTGCTAGAAATCCAGAAGAAGTTGCTGAAGAAGTAATTGATCTAATGATGTATTTAGGATCTCTGTATAATACTATGAAAGATTACAGTAAAGAAATTGAAATACCTAAACATCATTTCAATGTTACAATGAAGAATAACAAAGATATCATGAATGGTAAATTGTATGATGTTTTAGATTATGTTGAAAATTCTTTATTTTCAATCAGACGACAATACCCAGAACGTAAGTGGCATAAGGAATATAATATATCATCCATCGATAAGGAAAAGCGTTTTAATACGACTCTTTATGTTATCTTAGAATGTATTAAAAAAGTTGCTGAAGTATTGTTTGAAATGGTTTTAGATGAAGAAAAATTAATTGAATTAATTAACTACAAACAGAATTATATTCTGTCAATCAACAACCCAGTTCAAGTATCATAATCGTTTATAATATTAAATATAATTTATAGTATAATTTGGAGGTAACTAAATATGTTATTATCATTAATTGCAACACTTAAACAAAAGACTGATTGGAATGCAAGACTTGTATACATGTCTGAAGGTAGAATGGAAAAAGAAAATGAAAAGAAATTTAAAAAAGCTGTAAAAGAATTATATTCAGATTTAAAAAATCGAGCTAAAGAAGGTCAAACTCGTTATATGCTTACTTATAAAGATGATCGCTTTGGTAAAGGTAATGAAGAAAGATTAGTTGAATTATTAAGATCAAAAGGTCTTAGAGCTAATTCAACATCGAGATCAGTAAATGAATTCGTTAAGGAAACGACAACAATTTGTGTTTCTTGGAGTAAAAAAGAAACCCTTTAATATATATATATTAAACTAAAATATGGTATACATCTTTGTATGCCATATTTTTTTTTTATAATTTTACATATTCTTGTGTATTCAAACAATTGATTAATACAAGAACATACATACTAGAAAGTTGGTGAAATGATGTTTAATTTTGGTGGCGGTAATAACGGTGGTGGATTAGGTTCTCAAAACCGAGTTTTTAGAAACGTTGTAAGAAGTACTAGACATGCTTCTATGGATGTTCTTAGAAACATGGCTCCTTCCCTGAATAATACTATTGAAGATAACGCAAAATTCATGAAGGAAATCTACCAAGTTAAGAAAGATAAAATTAATGATGGTAAGATTAAAGAAACTTATATCTATAAAACTACTGAAGAAATGATTAAAAATGCTATTGCAGATTTAAAGTCTGGTAATCTTTATAATACTGATAGACTTGAAGGTAAGACTGCAGAAATAGCTAAAGAAATGGGTCTTGAGTTTGATTTAGGTGAGATGGACTTCAGTGAAGATTTTGTTGAAGATAAATCTGGTAAAACTAAGAAAGAAACCAAAAATAATATCACTAATGTTGATAATAAGAAAATTATTGTAAGTAATGTTACTGATAACAGGGAAACTGTAGCTACATTAGGTAAAATCTCTAATAATGTTATGAGAAATAATGGTATTGGTTTTAGTGTTCTAAATCATACTATGAATGAAATGCTTACATTCCAACAAGATAATACGTTACAACACTACAATGAAATGTCTGAACAAGCTACAAATATGAATAATACTTTAGCTAATATTGAAAACATTGTAGCAGGTATTGGGCAACTTGAAATGGGTCGTGCTAAAATTAGTGAGCAGAATAAAAATATGGATGACCTTCTTTCAAGACAAGGCTTTAGTATGGACTTCTATAAAGAGAAATTCTCTAAATATATGGAAGATCGAGGAGCTAGTCAAGTAGGTAGTATGGCTAAAGGTATCTTAGGTTCAATAGCGGCAAACCCATTAGGTATGGCTTTGACTTATGGTATTCAAAGAATGCTTCCTAAAGGTGCTATTTCATTCATTAAATCTCTTAATGATGTAGTTGGTAACATGCATTTAGTTCTTAATGCTAAGATGAAGAACTGGGCTGATAAAGGAAGTTTCCCATTTGCAGAGCAGATATTTGATATCTTTGGTGTTAAGACTGAACGTAAGAGAAGATTAGAATTAAATTATGAAAAAGGTAAAGTTCATTTTGATGGCATTACAAGACGTGCAATTGTCAATGTAATTCCTAGTTTATTATCTAAGATCCTAGCATCTGTTTCTAAGGATAAAGTTTATCAGCAAGAATTAGTTTATGACTATGACAATGGTTCATTTACAACTAAGAAAGCTGTGAGAACTGAATTCAAAGATGAACAAGAAAGACGTTCTAAAAACAATGTTAAGATGAGACGATATAAAGATGAAATTCTTGATAATAATGATAAAGCAGGAGATGACCAATATCGTAATAAGTTAGATAATGCTTTTAATCGTATTATTGATAACCAAATTCTCATTACTGATGATATTGATTTAGATGAAATATCAGATGATAAAGGTATCGCTAAAGATGTTAAGAAATACTTCACTAGTATGCGTGCTACTGAACGTATGAAAGTTCAACGTAATCTTTTAGAAGCTCTTAAAGAGAAGAATGAGGTTATGGGATTCATTGAAGGTAATGAATCATGGCATAATGCTTATGATTTAAACTTAAAAGATAAACGCTTTAGAGATAAAGATAATGAGAAAACTATTCAAGAATTAATCTCAGATGTTAAAATGAATGTATCTACTCCTGAAGAAATTCGTGATTTAATTCTTTATGGTGAATATTTCGATAAGACTGATGATAAGGCTAACCGTGCCTTAGAAAAAGTTGTAGGTAAAGTATTATTTAATACTAAAGATCAAGTATTTAGTAGTGGTGCTAATGGTATCAATGAAAATCTTCTTTCTGGTACTGTAAACTTAGTAGCTAATATTCAGAATGCTATTAAACATGGTGATGATGTAGAGGAAATTGTTAGGGAAAGTATTGAAAGTCTTCGTGACGGTAAGGAAATTAAAAAGATTGATTATGGTAGAAATAATAGAAATCTTATTGATTCCGTACAACAAGATATCGATGATGTATTCAATGATGAATACCTTGCAGATGATTCTCAAACATCTTCTACTGCTTCAGTTAATAATGGTTCTAGTAGTAAAATTCTTAGACGTTCTTCACTTAAAGGTTCTAAATTTAATTTCGGTTCTGCAAGTAATGGTATTTTAGATAGCATTAGACAGAATGTATTAGAAATTAAAGAATTCTTACTTAACAGACAAGATCCTCAATCGTCTGCTAAACGTGTTGAAGCAGGAGATAACTTCTATGAAGATACATTAGGTTTACTTGAAACTAATAATAAACTTTTAACTGATATCAGTACTAAATTAGAACCAGTTGAAGGATTAAGTCAAAATATTAAAAATATTCGTGATATTTCAATTAAGTTTGCTTTATCTTCTAAACTTAAAATGCCTTGGAAACGTCGTAATGGAAACGGTAATGATATAGAAGATATTGATATTGATAATTTAGAATTAGACGATATGGATGCACCATTCTATAAACGTTGGTTAAACAAAGGGAAACGAATTTTCAACAATGGTAAGTCTATGGCTAGCCAGAAAGCAAAAGGTTTCATGAGTTTTCTTACAAAACCACTCGATATCATCAAAGGTAGTATCAGTGGGTTAACTAACAAAATTACTGGAAAGCTTGACAATGTGAAGGATTTCATGGGTAAATCAATTACTAAAGGTAGAGAAATTTTATCTTCAGTATTAACTAAAGGTAAGAGCTTCCTTTCTAAGACTGTTGAAAAAACTACTGAAGTATTCGGTAAAATGGCAAGCGGTATTGGTAAAGTAGGAAGTAGACTATTAGAATTTAGTGAAAAAGCTTTACCTCATGTATTGGACTTTGCAGGTAATGTTCTTAATAAATCAATCGATGTAGCTACAATGCTTGGCGCTAAAGTTGCTTCTGGAGCTAAATGGGCAGGCGGTAAAGCTATTCAAGGTATTAAATGGACTGGTACAAAAGCTAAACAAGGCTTCCAATGGGCTAAGAGTAAAATCTCTGGTTTCGGTATTGGTGGAGGTAGAACTGAAAGTGAACACACTGGTAAAAATAATCATGTATTTATTAGTGGTGGTCATTTAGATAAGATTATCAATACAGTTCCAGTATCCATCAAGTTAAGTAACGATGAAATTCGTAGAAAGAAACTTGACGATGAAACTAAAGAGAACGATGAAGAAAGACTTGAAAATGAGGAAACAGCTAACGATAAAAAAGGTAAGAATAGTGCAAGAATTGAAAGTATTCAAAATGCTATTAAAGAAAGAAATGCTCAAATCTTAGGATTTATGAAGGATTTAATTACACCAGCTCTTGGAGCGGCAGGCGGTGCATTAGCAGGTCTTGCAGGAGGATTAGGAAGTAAGATTTTTGGTGGTCGTTTTGGTAGAAAACGTGGTAATACTGTTACAACTCAACAAGGAGATTTCCGTGTTAGAGGTACTAGAAGTAGAAACGGCAATGCTAACGGTACAGGAAGAGCTAAACGTAAAGGCTTATTTGGAAAAATAAGTGGTGGATTAGGTAATATGCTCTCTAGACCTGAAGAAGCTACACCAGTTTATGTAGTAGGTGGTAGTTTAGATGGCGGTGGAGTAGGAGGTATGGCTTCTGGTTTATTAGGTGGTGGTGATGGTTTAAATCCTGCTGACTTATTAGGCGGTGGAGAAGGTAGAAATAATACTAGATCAGGTCGTCATGGAAGAAATGCTAACCAACCTAATACACGTATGGGTAGAAGACAAGCTAGAGGTGGTCGTTTAGCAGGTAGATTAGGTGGTAGAGGTTTAGCTACCGCAGGAGCAGTAGGAGGTTTAGGAGCGGCTAGTACTTTAGGTGCTACAAGTGTAGGAGCAACTACTGCAGGTGCAACATCGGCTATTGCATCAGGAGCAGGCGCTACTGCAGGAGCTGGAGCAGGTGTGGCAAAAGGTGCTGGAATGTTAGGAAAACTTGGTAAATTTGGTAAGTTTATTCCTGGTATTGGAGCAGGTCTTGCTATTGCAGATGGTGCTTATTCAGCGTTTGATGGTTGGGGTTCTGCAGGGGATGTATTTAAAACTGCTGATCCAACTTTAGGACAAAAGATGTCAAGTGCTACTGGTGGAGTGTTAAGTTCATTAACATTAGGATTAGTAGGACAAGATACAATTGCTAAAGGTCTTCATGGAGCAGGTTCACTAGTTACAGATACAGTTTCATCTATTGGTTCTGGTATCTGGAATGGTGTTAAGAATATAGGTTCTGCTATTGGCGATGGTATTTCTGGTATGGCTTCATCTATCGGAAGTGGATTATCAAGTGCAGGAAGTGCTTTATATAAACTATCTCCTATGTCTATGCTAGATAATTTAACTGATAAAGCTAAAGATTTCCTAAATGGACAAGATGGTAAGAAAGCTATGGACGATCCTGAGAAAGTAGCTAATTTTGCATTCAATATGTCTCCTTTCGGATTAGTTTATAACTTAGGTGATAAAGCTAAGGGATTCTTTAAGAAGAAAGATGGTGAAACTGAAAGTATTTGGGATAAATTATTTGGTAAGAAAGAAGATAGTAATGGTAATAAGAGCGGTGGTTTCTTAGGAAATATGTTTGGTAGTGGTATTTCTGGTGGTATCTTTGGTAGTTTACTTAAGAAGATTTTCACTGGAAGTAAAGATAAAGCCAGTGCTGAAAGTGGTGGTTCTAGTAGCGGTGGAACTTCAGGAGGTTCAGGCAAGTCTCAATTAGAGTGGCCAGTGCCAGGACATACTAAGACTTCTTCCCCATTCTCAAATCGTACTAACCCTGTAACTGGTAAAAATGAAAACCATAAAGGTGTAGATATTCCAGCACCTACTGGAACACCGATTGTGGCGGCAGAAGCAGGTACAGTTGTCATATCACGAGTAGTTAATGGTTACGGAAACTATGTTCGTATCAAACATAATGACGGTTTAGAAACAGGTTATGGTCACTGTAGTCAACTTATTGCTAAAGAAGGAGAACAAGTAACACGAGGACAGAAGATTGCATTAGTAGGTTCTACTGGACAATCAACTGGACCACACTGTCACTTTGAAGTAATTAAAGATGGTACACACGTCGATCCAATGCCTTATATTACAGGTGGCGGTAGCGGAAGTGCGGCTCAAGGTATCTATCGTTTATCAGCTTTAGAAGAAGTAGGGTCAGCTATGGGTGATCCAGGAGGTATTACAAACTCTGCAGGTGATCATGGCGGTAAATCTTATGGTACACCTCAATTCTCACTTAATATGGGTTCATTGGCTAGTTTCGTAGATAGTCTTAAAACTAGAAAACCTGAATATTATGAAAAATTATCGGCTCATAAATTAGGTTCATCAGGGTTTGACCAAGCATGGAAAGAACTTGCTAAAAATAATAAAGAAGAATTCGACCAAATTCAAAATGATACAATCGTTCAAGGTAGTTATGCACAAGGTATTGCTAAGATTAAATCTAGAACTGGTCTTGATGTTAACTCTCGTTCTAAAACTATACAATCAGTCGCTTATTCAACAGTAGTTCAACATGGCGCTGGTGGAGCAGGTACAGTATGGGCTAATGCTTTAGGTAGTAATGCTGGTTCTATGGATGATGCAACTATCATTAATAAAGTTTATGATGAACGTGGAGCAGGTAATGGTTCTAAATACTTCCCAAGTAGTTCTGGTGCAATTCAACGTGGAGTTGCAAAACGATTCCAACGTGAAAAACAAAATGCTTTAAAAATGCTTCAATCTGAGAAATCAGGAGGAGACTTTAATGGTCCGATTATGGGTCAAGGTGGCGGTGAAGAAGCCGATGCTGAAGTAGAAAAATTAATGGTTGAAATGGGACTTAAACAGTCTGTATTCAATAGTCCTCCGTCTCAATATGAAAATGGTACTATGATGACTCCAATGGATACAATTAGTATGGCTTCTGGTAATTTATTAGAAAGTACTCAAGCTATCTCAAAAATTGCTAATGTAAACAATGGTAATAATAGTGCTAGAATGGATAAATTTATCGAAATGCAAAAATTACTACAAGACTTAGTTGCAGTTAATAAAGATACTAATACTCAAGCAGTTAAAGGTAATGATCTTCTGTCTAAAGTAGTTGATTTATTAAGTGGAATCAATGAATCTAGTGAAAAAGTTAAAGTCAATACATCTTCTTCTAGAAATGATATTGGTAGTAGCTTTGGTCTAGAAAGTTTAGGACTTGTAGAAAATATTGCTAGAGGTAACTAATAATTAACAGGAGGGATATTATTTCCCTCCTTTTACATATATAAAAAGGAGTGAGTAAAATGGTATTAGATTTCTTTGCAAGTCTATTTGGTTTTGGTGATAGTGGTGGGGAAAAGAAAGCTGATGCACCTGCAGAAAACGCTGAGAACGGTTATAAACCTCAGTATTTAGATGAAGCTGAATCAGATCCAACAGTAAAAGATGGTCAGGCAAAAGATGCTTATGGAGACGTTATTAGTGGAGCAGCCCCTAATACATGGAATCCTTATGAATTAACAGGTGAAGGTCAAGCAAATGTATTAGGATTACCTTTATATTATAATCCTTTAGCTGATCCATCTGGTCGAGTATATAATGAAACATTCATGCAAGATTTACCAATTGTTTATCTAGTTCCTGGAGAGGGTAAAATCAATAAAAAACTTATTGGACCTTCTGGAGAAAAAGGTGTTAGTACTGCATGGATACAAGAAAAAATTAAAAGTGGACAAGGTTTAGACTTTGGTGTACGTAACGTAATGAGTTATAATGATACACGTTTCATGTCATTTAGACAGAACTGGAAAGATTATTATAACTATGTAGAAGTTATGCTATCAGTAGTTTATAACCATTTAGGTTTATCTGGTGTATTCAAATTTTCTGATGAATTCAAAGCAGGTAAAGGAAATCCTGGTATTGCGTTCTTTGCTGATAAAGCTACATCAATCTCTGAAGGAGCAAATAACCAATTCGGTGAATCTACAATTGCATCTTCTATTGCTTCATCTTCAGCTCAATTACGTGAATATAAGCAGTTAGCAGGTTTTGGTAATGAAGGTGTATTCTCTAGTTTACAGAACTTTGCTCAAGAAATTATGACAGGTTTAAGTGGTATTCCAATTGTCGGTGGTCTGATTAGTGCATTCGGACAAACGGTAAATGGTTCTCAACTTTACTATCCAGATATGTGGTATGATTCTAAGTTTGAGAAAAGTTATAACCTTCAATTCAAGTTCTATAGTCCTTATGGAGATAGAGAAAGTATTTTCAAATACGTTTATGTACCATTTATGTCTCTATTAGCATTAGCTTTACCTAGACAGGATGGACCACTTGGTTATAAACAACCATTCTTAATCCGTATGTTCTGTCCAGGCTACTTTGAAACAGAGTGTGGAGTAGTTACATCTATTACATTTAAACGTGGTGGAGATGATAACTTATTTACAGTTGATAACTTACCAACTGAAATTGAAGTAACTGTAACTGTTGCAGATTTATATTCAACTGTAATGGCTTCTGATTCATATGGTTATTTACGTTATAATGCCGCTTTATCTTCTTTCTTAGAGTGTATGGCAGGTATTCGTTTTGATCAATTTGCGCCTATTTTAAGAGCAGAAAACTTCCTGAAAACAAGATTATCTTGGTTAGAAAACAAAGCTACATTACAAGGTGTAAGACATGGATTCTATGACTGGGTTTATGAGAAGACTGAAAAGTTAAACAACGTCCTCAGATAGTATATTTTAAAAGTTTAAAAACTATCTTTAACATAAAGTTATAATATAATGATATAAAATTGAGAAGGGTTTATTACATATAAACCCTTTTCCTTAATTTTAATGAGGGGAATCATATGGCTAAAAAAGGAAGTAAAAAGAAAAAAGAGATTAAAGATAAGAAACTACAAAAGGTCAGGGAATGTGAAGTTACTTTACTTGAATATCAAAGAGATGATGAATTCACTGAAATAGAAATTCATTTTAATCAATCTTTAGAACCCTCACAAAGACCTAGAAGTTCTCGATTTAGTGGATTTTATGATCCATTAGCTTATTACAAAGATGTGTTAATTGAAAGAGTTGAAGAGATTTTACCAGAAGATTTTGTACCATGTAAAGGTGAGATAGAAATACATATTGAATGGTTACGAGTTCCAGCTAAGTCTGGTACTACTTTAAAGCAATTATTATATAGCTTCTTAGATATTTTAGTTCCATTAACTAAACCTGATAATGATAATATTGAAAAAACGGTTTACGATACACTTAATGGTAAACTATGGAAAGACGATTCTCAGATTTACTATAATAGTACTAAAAAGCTATTCTCACCTATAGAAGCAACATTTGTTAAAATGAGAATGAGAAATGAACCATTAGAAGTTACTGGTGTCGCAACTAAAGATGAAAAAGAACAACTACAAAGAATATTAGAACAATACGGAGGATGAGAAAAATGTTAGGAAATTTAATCACACAAGAAGATGTTAATGCTATTAATACGTTACAAAAAGTAAAGAAAGATATTATGCGTTATATTGATATGGAATTATTTATTGATAAAGTTAGAGATATCATTAGAAATTCTGATAATTTTGATTTTAGAAGTGAACGTGTAGCTAGATTTATTGATCCAGAAAAACCTGTATTTGTACTTAAATCACCACTTTTAGAAGTATCAGGTAAAAACGCTAATAATATTAATTATTTAGATTATCTTACAGATGAAATTACTGATGTAGTAGCAAATGAAATTATTACTAAAATTTCAGATGTTATCACAACTTGTATTAAAGATACTGATGGAATGGATAGTTTATTTAAAGATGTACCTGATGATATTAAGGTATTCTATTTAACTAATATTTATACAATTCGTATTAGCCCATCAAGTAATAATATTAACATTCAGTACTTTATTTAATAATAATTTGGAGGAATTATCATGACTAAAGAAACGCTAGTAAATAAAGATACTATGGAAACATTTACAAAGGATATTGCTGAAAGAACTCGTAAAAAAGAACTTAAAGTATTTGAGGTATTGAAGAATAATGTATGGAGAAAGATTACTATACCTGAAATCAAAAATGGAGACACACTAAGAATATTTGAATCTGATGGTAAAACTCCATATAATTTTTTACAAAAGGGAAATAATCCTAATATTGTTTTAGCTGTAGGTGAACCTAGATACGACTCAACATTAGGCGATTATGTCATTGATGTAGCTACAACACCCGAAGCAATTGCAGAGAATTATAAAGAATTGGTATGTAGTGGTAGAATTGATGATTTCTTAGAAAAATATCCTCATTATAAAGAACATAGGGAAGAAATTCTTTATCATATCAATAAAGGGGAACGGGTATTTTTAGGTGGTACATGGAGTGAAACTAGTACATGGAGAGATGAATTAATACCTCAATTAAAAATTAGTTTCTTTAATCCTATTGTAAAGGATTGGAATGAAGAAGCTAAGAAAGAGGAAATTAAACAGCGTAGAAGATGTGATTATCTTTTATATGTAATTACAAGTGATATGACTGGTGTTTATTCAATTGCTGAAGTAGTTGATGATAGTAATAAACGTCCTAAGAAAACTGTTCTTTGTGTAATTGAAGATGGATTTACTGAGAGTCAATTAAGTTCTCTAAATTCAGTTAAAGAAATGGTTAAAAATAATGGTGCTACAGTATTAAATAATCTTGAAGAAGTAGTAGAACATTTAAATTATTTCCAGAATTAGGAGGTATTATAATGGAGCAATGTCCACGTTGCAGATCATTTTTAGTTAGTTGTCCTTGTTGTGATGAATCATTCTGTCCTACATGTGGTGGAACTGAAGAGGAATTAGATCAGGAGGCTGAAGGAAATGATTAATCTCCAAGAGAAAATTAAATGGTTAAAGAAGTATATTAATACTCTTACTCCTACTGAAAAGAAAAATATTAAAAACATTATACGTGATATAGAAAGTGATAGCCCTAATCTTGAAACATCTGAAAGATATTTATCAAAGATATATGATAAATATAATAATTAAAATAAACAACTCTTAATATGATTAATTTCATATTAAGAGTTGTTTTTATTACATGAAACGAACAGTAGACTGTAAGTTATCGAAATCGATATCAGCTAATTTCATTGTATATACTGCTTCTAAAAGAGTATAGTCAATTAATGATTCAGCCATTACCATATCTAATAGTGTAGATTTATCAAAATCTTCACCTTTTTCTTGAAGAGCTAATTCAGTATTCTTTTCTTGTAAAGCACGGAATAAAGTTTTATTCTTACTATATTTTTCAACAATAGTTTCTTGACCTTCTTGGATCAAACGATTCTTCTCAACAGTAAGTTCCTTTTCAGTACGAACTGCTTCAGTTACTTTAATTTTAAGCATTTGAGTTACAATACCTAATTCAAATGAGTTAAGTTCTAAAGATTCTTTAAATAATTCTTTAGCATCTTTACTATCATCTCTACCTTCTACAACAGCTTGAATCCGAGATACCATATCATTAAATAATGTATCTTGTTTGAAATCAAGGTTTTCTTTTAAAGAAGAGAATAATCCTGTTGCTTGTTCATAAATATAGTTACCATTGTGTTTCTTTTGAGCTTCATCAATAGGAAGTGCTTCATAAACTGCATAAGCGAATGTTTGTTCAGCAAGTGTATTTACTAAAGTTTCATTTTCAAAGTCTCTAGATAAAGCTTCTTTGAACTTAGAGTTTTGTTGATGCATTGTCTCCTGATAGTTCATCATTGAACTCTCCATAAGGATTTCAGTTTCAATCTTAGATTCCTCATTACGAATAGTATTTTCAGTGTTCATACTATCTAAGAATTCGTTAATATCCTCATTGATTTTACGTGTTTTCTTGCTTGTTACTGTATCAGCAGATGAAATTAATTCAACGCTTTTGAAATCTCTACCAAATAATGTTGACATTGTTTGACCTTCCTCTCAATTAAATGTATTTTACCTTAATATTGAACTCATAGAACGTTCCTAAATGTATATCCTCACCAGACTCATTTTTAGTCATAAAGTCATTTAGTTCCTTTTTGACATTTAGGTATTCTGGTACATATTCTATAATTTGTTGTTTTGTCATTTCTCTGAAAGAAGTAAAACTACTTTCAATTTTCTGAATATCATTTCCTGAAATACCATTGAATTCAATATATCTAATAATATCAAAGTTCTGTTCAAGAAGTCTAATCATATTAGATATAGGTACAAGTTGATCTTCATTACAACTTTCAATAAAGTCAGAAATGAATTGCTTGATTTTTAAATCATCTTCTTCAGTAGGTGCTTCTTGAATATGAATATCTAAATCAATAAGTAAATCTGTACTCTTAATATTATTGTAATGAACAACATCATCTACAACATAAGAACTAATGTAATAGTATCTAGATGGTCCATAGCTATTAGTAAGCTTTAAATCTAGAGTAGTATTATTTTCTAATCGCTTAATATTACTTTTTAAGATATTACAATAAACGTTTAGAGTTTTATATACTATCTTATTCTTCTTATAGTAATATTTAAAACCGACTATTGGAATATTTTCAACTTCAAAACCAGTAATTTTACCAGAAGCAGATTTAGGAGTAATAATACTGCTCATAATATATGATAAATCCTCATAGAATTTTACTGGATTATCATTTCGAACTACGATAGCAGTAGTATAGTCACCTATATCCTTCATTCTCTGGAATGAATCATATTTCTCAAAAGTAGTAGCAGATGGATCTTTATAAAGAATAGCAATATCCATATAAATATCTTCTTCTATATAACAATTAGTAAGGATATCACTTGGTTCTGCTGAACCAGAAATATTATATAATGAGTTGTATAAATTTAATCCATATGACATATCACGGTTTGTAGTAAGTGTTGCAACGTACTTATAATCTTCTGCACTTTCTCGTTCAAAATCAAAGAATCCGTATACTTTCTCATTCTTAGATTTTAAGATACCTCTTAGTTTAATACGATTATCAATCTCTAATGTATTGATATTAGTGTTAAGTGTTAGTGATACTTTAAAACTATCTCCTTCAATACTTTCCTTTTTGATATTGATATCCTTAACGTTGAAGTTCTCAATAACTAAATCATTTACATATTTATAGATTAAAGATTCAGTTACATCTACATATAAATTGTAATAATTAGACTTAACTACAGCACCTCGGTCTAAGCGAATTAGATAAGGAGTTGCATAGATTAAGAAATTATCTCCTTCATATTTAGATGGAATCTTATCTCCATTTGCATGGAAATCATGATAGAAGTTAGGCTCATGGAAATAAATATTCTTACTATAATCATAAATAATTACAGAGTTCTCTGGAATAGAGAATGAATTAGCTTCTAAGAATGCAATATCAAATAATACTTTAGGAGCAGTATTAGTTGGAAGAACTTTCTTCTCATCATCTCTCATTAATAAGAAACAACTAAACATTCGTTTTAGAATATCATCTTGTTTCTTAATAAATGAAATACTACTTCCATTCAATGTATTAGTTGTATTAAGATTATTGAAGAATAAATCTAAATCAGCTTCAGTGATAAGATTCTTTCTTGTTAAAATTTCTTCAATGATTTGATTCTTAGTACCAGTCATATCTAACTTATTTCGACCACCACTAGCATCTGTAAGCGTAGTTACATATACAGGTGTTTTAACAAATTCATCAGCAGTAGCAAAGTTGTATAATACTTTACCTTGATAAGAGAAGTTACCTTTCTCACCTAAGGTTGTAAAGAACTCTACTTCTATCTTAGAATCAAAACGTGGTCTAAAACTATTTGGTAAAGCTGAGAACGATATCTGTAATTTATCATCATCTAAGTAAGAGAAATAACAGAACTTCTCATTGTCAGGTGGATTGAAAGCATTATTAAAGTAAGCCTTTAATAGAGTTCTCTCACCCTTATAAGTATAATAAACGTTAAAGTATGATAATTGACCTTCATAAGCAACATTGTAGAATAAGTTATCAGAAATATCCTCTGACATTACCATGAATTCTTGTGTATGACGATCCAATTGATAAAGGTCTAAACCTAAGAAGACATATTTCTCTCCTTGGAAATTATCTTGCCATGTTTTGATAAATGGATTATTTACTTCCATAAATGGGAAAGTACCACCATCTATCTTATAACGAGCAGTAATTGCATAATCATTATCATTAGTTTCCTTCATGATAATCTGTACTGGGAATGGTAATAAGAAGTTAATATCTTTAATAGAGAATGGGAATTGGTTATTGATAATCAATTCATAAGTTCTCTTACCACTAATATTAACAGTTCCTTCATCCATGATTTCACGTCTAGCTTTATGATTAACTAAATCATATTTACTCATTGCAAAGTTGACAAATACATGAGATGGTTTTGCTGTTCCAATACCTACATTATACATCTTAGCAAAGTTATAAATAGAATGAGGTATAGAAGCACTATTTAAGAAATGCTCATCATATAACACATTTCGATGGTAAACGTTATTCTTGATTTCATTTGAAGAAATCTCATTGTTGTATCCAAATAAACCTGCTTTTAAGATATTTAATGAGTTAGGATCTTCTGGATTAAGATTGAATAATTTGGTTGCCATTGCTAACCATGATTCTTGAACACTATAAGATGTTGAATTAATTTTAATTATAGAGTTATCAGCCATATCTTAATCATCCTTTCTATTTTTTAGTTGTATTAGGAGTACTATTAGGTGATGTTTTTGGTTGAATCTTATTACCATCAAATACTAATTTGAATTTAGTTTTATTATAACTATCCACATACTTTTCAACTTGAACAGTGGATTTATTCAATTTAGTATATAGTTCATCAGCACTGAATTGACCTTTTTTAGTTGTAGGTAAGTATGAATCTGTATTAGCTGTAAAGTTATGATATAATGATTGACCTGATGTTACAATCTTATTGAAATCTACTAATATCGCAGGATTTAAATCTTCTTTATAAGAGTATACATAGTTAATATCATATTCCAATACATCTCTTTGACCCATCTCCATTGAGAATACACTATAAGGTAAGTTAGTTGGAGCAACACCTGTATATTTAGAATAGAATAAAATTGTCTCAAAATCCATATCTAAAATGAAGTAATAAACTGAAGATACATAATCAATATATCTTTTATTTATTGCATCTTTACTAGGAGCCATTACACCACGTCTAACTGCTTCTGCATATTCAAACCATAACTTATGCATTTTTAATACTGGTAAGTCCTTATAATCATGATACTTAATACTGAATTCATCACCAGTAATACTATCAACGCTTGCCGCTGGAAGTGTTTGTTTAAACCCATAGAAGGTTTCACCGACTTCTTTAGTTCTTGCAGTAGTATCTTTAGTATTAAATGAACCTGCAGTATTTGTAAGTAGTTTAATAAATGGACTATGACTGGCTATTTTATCACTATCTGATACACCATAACTTAATGATTTCATTATCTCAGCTTCTTCATAATACATATATGAAAAGAAGGTATTCTTAGAAATATTAAATTCACTGAAGTTTATTTTAGGTGTACTAAAGAAGATGATTGGAATACCTTTAACAAAATGATCATGATTATCATCATGAATTCTGAATGGATTATATTTATTAACAATGTCCAAATCTTCATATAATTTAAAATTGGTATCACCAGTTACTTCTGTCGTTACACTAATTTTACCATCTTCAGGCATTTTTAAACCCCCTTTTATTAATTATATCGTTATTTAAATAATTAATTGTTATAGATAATAAAAAATTTAAAAAAGAATGATTTTAATAACTCTTATAAGTATATATTATAATTGTGAGAAAGTTTATAATATATTTTATAATGTATAATTATTGGAGGAATTTTATTATGTTTAGCAAAAGAGCAAGTTATTTAGAAATGACAGTTAAGGTAAATTTAAATGAGTTAAATTATCACAAGAGAAAAGCATTTTCAAATGGAGTTAAAGGTTTAAGATATGATTTAAAAGATACACCTAAAGATTGGAATTATGGACATTATGTAGAAATATGTGTAGCTAATATTCTAGGTTTAACTAAAAAGTTTCTTAATGATACTGGAAGAAAGCACTTATTATTCATTTATATAGATAGTTTATTAGATAAGAATGGTGTTGATTTCCGTATTAATAACTCGGATGTTCAACTTAAGACTAGATATACATATCAAACTATATATAATAATGATTGGGAATTTGTAGTTTACTACGATAGACCAGGAATTTGTATAGTTCAAGATTTATTTGGTTTTATTAAATTAAAAGATAAAATAATTTTAGAGAGAGATTTTCAAGGCATGATAAATAATGCATGGTCTAATTATATGAAGTATATTGGACTACAATAAGAGGGTTTTATACTCTCTTTTTTTTTATTTCATTTATAAATACATATTATTTATTTGAGAGATTCTAATGAATTGAACTAGTGATATAAGTTTTTTCCTTGATAAAACCTAAAAACTGGAAACATTTAAACACCCATATAGTCTGTTTCCACATTAGAACTCCTTTAAATTTTAAGGAGGGGCAAAGCCATGTTATTTTTAGGATTTCTACTTTCACTTTTAGAAGAAGACACTTGTGAAGAATAACATACTCCTCTTAGGTGCTTATATCAAATGCGCTGTTAGTAATTAATTTTACTAACAGCTTTTGGGTGTTAAAAAGTTAAGTAAATTTTTTTTATAACAATTAATTATTATTTTTCATATATTAAAAAGAGAAAGGAAGGTAAATATATGATCGTTTCGGATTTAGTCAGAGTAGCCCTTGACCTTTTGAAAATGGATAGAAAGGGTTTTGAGAAAGGCTACAAAATGGGTAAAGCAATTAAAAATCCATTAGGGAGTTCTATCAAAAGTAGAACTAAGGATTTAGTTCTTCAGTATCCTTTATTACTTTCTGATACTATCTCTTTAGATACAGCTACATTACTTTCACGTTCCCTAGAACACGAATATGTGAACCTTGTATCTATTCTATTAAATTCTAGTAACATCCAAAAAGCAGATGGTACTAAAGAAATCTCTGCTACTGAGTTTATTACTCAATATCATAAGAATATTAACCGTTCTTATTTCGAGAATGTTACACCTACTGATATTGAAAAATCTCATAAGAGTTTACTAGAATCAATTGATTCTAAACTGAACACTGATATTTTAAATAACTTTACTATTCCTCGTTATTTATCAGAAGCTAAAAACAGCAACGCTGGAGGAAACCGTAATGGTCAAGGAGTACCTCAAAGCAGTTACGTAAAAGCTAACATTGATAAATACGATATTAAGAAAGCTAATGATTTAACTCCTACTACTGTATCAGCTACAATTAACTGGTTAGTAGACCAACAGGTAGTTACTCAAAATATCACTTTCGGTGTTAAGACTGTTATCCATCCAGTAAGTTCTGATGATGTAGTTTACTACTTATCTGATACTGTTAAAGATAGCAACAAGTTCTTCCAATTAATTCGTTGGACATCTGGTGAGATTAAATTATTCAAGGATCTTTTATTAGCTGTTGATATGAATAAGAAAATGGCTAAGCAAAACACAAGTAAGGATAATTACTGGTGGAGAAAACTTTCAACAATGGGTAAAGAAGCTGAAGTTCGTAAAATTCTTGGACAAGCTGATTTATTAAAAGGTAAGAAAGGTTCTCCAATTCCAACTGCTACTTTATGTATTAGTAAACAAGATGTAGACAATATTAAAAATATTCATGGTCTAGACTTAATTAGTAATACAGGCGCAGTTTATAAAATCATGAAGAAACTATTCTTACTATCGTTTGTTATTGTTGATGAAACAACTCAAATTGCTTACATCTTTAATGACAATACAAGAGACTTCAATCACTTCTCATTTGATTCTCTTAAAAACTTTGCAAAGGAAAAAGATACGGACTTAACTGGTTCGAAATCTATGTTCCGCTAAGAAAGGAGGAATTCTGGTGTTTGGTAAAAATCAAAATCGATTTAAAGGTGAAAATGTTCTATCAGAACACTTATTAGTTGAGGGTTCAGATTGGAAACCTCGTGATATTCGTACACTTAATGAAGATGAAAAGTCTTTATTGGCTGATAAATTAGTTACTAAACTTTTCAATGACATTAAGAATAAAGCTTTAGATGTAGACTTTAGCGTTCCAGAACATACTAAAGGTGATATCCATAAGCTTAAAGAATATAAAACTATTACAGACGGTATTCGTTTCATTGATAGTTTAATTATTAATGATAAAGATGCTGACATGCAAATTCGAGAAACTGTAAATGCACTTAAAGGTACTATTACAATTCTTGAGAAATATCGTGAAAAGTTCATGACTGGTTTCCGTACTAGTAATATGCTTTTAGTATATCTTTATGATTCTCTAGTAATTTCATTAATCGAAGGTACTTCTATTGTTATTTCAGAAGCTATTGAAGTTACTACAGATCAATTAGGAATCTATAAAGCACAAATTAAGAAAGATAGAAAGAAACCTTTAATGAGCAATAACTATATCAATGCTTTATTAAAAGTTAACGATATGGAATCAAACGGTAAACTAGGTGCATCTATTACTAATGCTTTAAGAAAAAATGAATCAGTACTAAGTATTTCTCTAGGAATCTTTGGTGGATTTATTCTTTTATTAAGTATTATTCGTGGTGTAGTTTATATGTACTTCCATACTCGTGTAATGATTGCTAAAAAATTAGAGACTGTTAAAACATTATTAGAAATGAATCTAGTTACTATTAATGGTCGTGATGCTAAAGTCATCAAGTCTAAACAGGAGAAATGGGTTAAACGTTTAGGTGAATTATCTGAAAAGATTAACATCGATTCTTCTCAATCTCAATCAAAATCTTCTAGTGATCTTGAACACAATAATAAAGAAATTGTTAATGATATCAAGAATGATGGTTATGGAAATAGCATAGGAACTGATATCTTAATTTAAAACAAACATTAAATTATAATTTTTTTATAAAAATTATTAACCAAATATTAAACAAAAAAATAATTTAAACTTTTTAAAGGAGTTGGATCATATTATGTTCTTATTAGAAGAAATGGAAACTGATGTAGTACAATCGGATGCTGTGTTCCTTGAGGACGTTACAGGTTTAATGGAAGCTACTCTTGATGCTGAGGTATCTTGGAATAACATCATGATGACTGCAGTTAATAAAGAATATACTGCTATCAAGAATGAAGACGCTGCACTTTTAGAAGCAACTCAAACTGGATGGTGGGATTCTGTTAAAAAATGGTTCGCTGATCGTGTTGCTGAACTTAAGAAATTCGTTTCTACAATTATCAAGAAAGTTGTTGACTACTTCGACTTCGCAGGTAGCTTTGTTGAAAAACACAAAGAAGCTATCGCTAAATTCGATGGTAAAGTAAAAGTTAGCACTAATGCATGGAAGAAACCAAAAGGTACAACTTCTGTATTAGAACAAGTTATGTCTAAAGCTGACCAAGCGGCAAAAACTGCTGAAGGTTTAGGTTCTGGCGACAAAGTTCTTTCTACTGACGAACTTTCTAAGAAAGTATTCGGTGTAAGTTTTGATCAATTCTCTAAGAACTTAGTTAAAACAGTTCGTGGAGATGCTAAGAAAGACACTGTTTATGATGCTTCTAAAGTAAAAGAAATGGCTGACGTTTGTCGTACTGCTCGTGCTAACAAACAAAAGCTTTCTACTTCTTTCGATCTTTCTATCCGTGTTCTTGAACAAGGTGCTAAAATTGCTGATGTTCATGCTAAACAAGCTAAGCAATCTGGTGCTAAAGAAGACGAAAAAGCAATCAAAAACAAAATTGCTACAACTAAAAATGCTGTAGTATTAGTTAACAAAGCTAAATCTACTTCTGTATCTTTATACAACCAATTAGTTTCTGACGCACTTCGTGTTGTTAAGAAAGCTGTTGGCGGTACTAAAAAAGAAAAAGAAGTTAAAACTGAAGGTACTGACTTCGTATCTACTTTATTCGCTGGCGTTGAAGTAGAATAATAATTAAAATAACCGATATAAGATTAATTTCTTATATCGGTTATTTATTATCCAATTTTTTTAAATGTAGCCTTACCCTTAAGGACTAAGTTATCTTTATTATCTACCTCAAATACTATAAATGATTCAATCATTTGATAATACCCATTATGTTCTACATAGTTTAAATTCATAAAATTAAAGTTGAATAATTTATTACAACCCAATAAGTCTATATCGATATCAGAGAAGCTATAAACAGCACTAACATAGTTTTTATTAGACAATCTATATTCTTCCTCTTTATATGGATTGGAATATTTATTCTTAAATACTTTCGTCTTATTTATATCACTATCCAACTTCGTATGATTTAATGAGAATCCCTCACTTTGGGACATAAAGTAATTATTTGTACCTGTTAATTCATTTTTAAGGATTTGGTCATCTCCTATAAATACGTTCTTTTCTGTTGTAGTTATGATGCGTTTATTTCCATCCTCGAAGCTACCATGATTATAAAATCGATTTCTAACATCTACCTCTGAAAATTGAATATTAAGTACAATACTATCAACATCGTCTTTAAGCGATCTAGGCGTCTTAGCATTTATTAATCCTGATAAAATATAATATTGATCAAAACCAAAGAACATTCTCAATCCCGATTTATAGATACCATATACATCATTTATATAACGAATATTATTAATAAAGTTATCAGGTATTAATATAGCTTGGTCTATCATAGAAGCATTATCAGGTCTTTCAATTAATACATCTTTATTTAGATATTTAACCATAAGAGCCATTAATTCAACTACTGAACAGTTTCTATAAATACCATTGAATACCATTTTATTAATATTCAAACTATCTTCGGTCATAAGAATTAGATCCATATAGAAGTTAGATTGAGGATTATTTGTATTATTATATAATTTATCATCAACTGAAATAGGTGTAATATTTTTCTTAATAGGAACAAGATTTAGATTATTAATATAATCAGTATATATCACTGTTTTCATTAAGTCATTATTGCTTACATCATCTTCTCTGTACTTTCTCATATTAAGGTTTAATTTAACACCATTATCATTCTGAATCTTAGTAAAGTTTTCTACATTCAAATATAATCTCACAAATATTACTGGAAATACATAACGCTCATAATGATTCTTAATAACTATATTTACAATATTTTCAGATATATCAGCAAACGTACTATCAGAGAACACTAATTTTAGATCAGCTTTATAAGCATATCTAGAATAATTCCGCATATCCATTTATATTTCCCCCTTTATAAAAAAAAAAGAGATACGTAAGTATCTCTCATTATTCATACTCTTCTCCTTCATAACAGTAGTCAATGAGTACTGGTGCTAGTTCAAAGTATTTTTCATTAATTTTTCTAACACTTAAAGCATCTATTCTATCAATGATTTGTTTTTCAACTATAATATCATAATGGTTTTCACTGACAACGATATGATGATTAAACATTTTAAAGTTATTAATAAACTTCTCTAATTGGTCTGGTTTTAGTTCATCTCTTAATGAATTCTCTAATTCTTCAATATCAAGATATTCAATATTCTTTAAAGAACCATTATCAATACATTGATCTATGAATGTCATTCCTCTAACGTATCCTAAATTCTTAATACCTTTTATATCATAAGCTTTTTGATTAACCATTGATACTAATACAGGAAATAATTCAGGGAACATAGAAAACTCAGTTTTAGTTTTAGAATCCTTTAATATGTATTCATACATATTTTCGGATGTAATAATTACTGAATTCTCACCTCTATTTTCAAGCTGAATAACTTTATCAGTTATTGTTAAATTCTGATATTGCACTTTATCATTACTAAGAATCATATGCATTGTATCTTTATTTTCACATTTACTAATCATATAATAAGGTAAAGCATTTGGTTCTAGTTGCTTTGTATTAATAAAATATGCATGAGGAACGTATTGAAGAAATGAATTAATTAGCTTAACATTATCATACACAATTCTATCAAATATTTTATTATATGAATCACCTGACTGTAGACGTTTAGAATAATATTCTCTCTTATAATCAGAATCAATATTAGTGTGATATTCAGATTGTTCATCTGAATAATAGAAATAAAAAGTAGAGTACATATTCATTCTTGAATAGAAGAAATGTCTATAATGACTTACTAGATTGACAATTTCTGAAGCTATTATAAAACGTTCTTTACTCTTTAATGAATCTAATAAATTCATTACCTTTGGATTATATAATGATTTAAATACTTCTGCAACATCAATATAGATATTTACCTCTGTTGAAAAAGGTGTTAATTTATTTCTTGAAACATATTGTTCCATTAATGGTTCTAAATATCTATAAGCTAGTTTCTTTGAATGTAAAATCTTTTCTAATGTATGCATGTAATAATCCCCCTAAATACTAATAACTCGATCCAGTTCAATATCTTCTATTGGAACTCCAAAGTCTTTACTCTTTTTATTATAATGAATTTTAGCTCCATTATACTTTACTACTAAATTATACTTCTGAAGATTTTCATAATAAGGTAACTTGACATCATTATCTGAATAGATAAATATATCGCAATTTAATATACCTAATGTTGATAGATATGTTAATATAAAGTCAAACCCTTTACCATTCGCTGATATATAGAGTCTATTTACCTTATTTTCTTTTTTATAAATATGATTATAAATACCTACAATATCCATTATACCTTCAGACATAACAATTTCTATTACACTTGATTTTAAATCTATTATATCAGTGAGTGCATAGAATTTCTTAGTAGTTTCAAAATCATCATCGAATATTCTAAAGTTATGATATCTAAAACCAGTCTTCTCTTCATCTAAGCTTCTAAATACAATAATATTTTTATCGAATGTTAAGAAACCTACTGCATATTTTTGACATAGGTCAAACATCATTTCCTTCTTCTTATTCCTTTTACCTTTATCATCGGTTAAGATTTTATCTTTCTCAATCTTATTATTTACTAAGAAGTCCTCAAGATTCAATACTAGTTTATACTTGGTAATATCCTTGTATTCAATCTCAATACCTAATCGTTTATTTACATAATCTAGTTTATCTAATTCTAAATCTGTAAATTGGTTTGGTTCAAATATAATTTTCTGCTTAAGGAAGTAGCTAGTGAATGAACCACCGTATTTAATATTGATATTCTTTAAATACTGCTTATAAGAGTTTTTAAGCATATTAGAAACTTCAACATCAAATAAACCTAATTTACCTAGCATCTCATTATTGAATATACCAGATGTTGTACACTTTTGACAGTACATTTTATATGGTGGTTTATTTTGAATATAGAAGTGAGCACTTTTAGCGCTTTTTCTACTATCACCGCAGAAAGGACAACGGATGATAGTCTCGTCACCTCTACCAGACTTTCTACATACTCTTAAGTGTTTCTTAAGAAAACTATATAAAGTTAAATCATAAGCCATATGCAATCAATCCTTTCAAATGATAAAAAATAAACAAGACCATATGTTGTATATAGTCTTGTTTATTTTTGTATTTTAAATTAAGATTAGAAGGTCTAGGATCTCATCTGAAAGAATTTCCATTTCTATATTAACTTCTTCACCCTTATGAATAAACTTGTTATTCTTAATTGTTGTAAGGGATAAGATAGAGTTATTCTTAGCCAAGATATTACTAATATTAACGTAATCTTTTAATAGCTTCTTATACTTATTTGAACTAACTACCTTCTCAATAAGCTTCTTCCTACTATTTACTCTTCGCTCAAATTCATCTAATCTTGATTCAAGAAGTACTGGTAATAATCTAAATCCTTGTTCCTCTAAACCTTTAATCATACCTAAAATAAGATAGATACGATTTGTGTCATTACATACAATTTCAAACTTATTACTGTAATAGATGTTTAACAATTTCTCTTGGATAGTATTTAAACCTACCTCTTTTCTAAATGTTTCAACATCTTCTTCGCTTATATTATACTTTTTAACTATTAATCTTATCTCTCTCTTAATTGAACAGTTGTTCAATACTAATAACCCTTCATCACTTCTCAGTAAAGAAGAGTTGATTTCTAATTTATCTTTATCATCTAAATCATCATTAGTATTATTTGCTCTGATTGACTTATATGATATTGGATGGTTAAATGTAAACTCAAAGTTCAGTTTACGTCTAATGACTACATCTAAATAAGAAATTGAAGAAGTATTGTGTTCTAACTTTGGTAAAATAATTTTAATGATACTCTTAAATACTTTGGTTGTAAACAAGTGTGGATCTAAAGATATATTCTTTAAGAATCTCCACATTACCTTATCAGAATATTTAGTTTGGAATATTCTTGAAAAGATAATCTTATAAAGCTTGTTTAAAGCATTTTCCTTTCCATCATTAAAGCTTCGAATACAGTCTTTAAAGATGTTCAAGAAGATAGTATCATTTTTGCCATGCATTTTATAGTCACATAAGACTGGTAATAGTAGTCTCATCATCATAGCTGACTTAAGATAAATCTTGTTCACTTCATCTGTTAATTGAAGTTCTTTAATAACATTTTTCTTCTTAACATCATCTAAGTTCAATGTATAAGAAGATTCGACGAACTCACTGATTGTTTCCTTGATACTTTCATCATTAACAATCTCTAATAAGTCATCATAGAACATCTTTTTGTTATATTTCTCTGTCTCTGAATAGATGTTCAAGCGGATACTAAGTAGAGTTAGACTTAATTTCTCATTGTGTTTAATGATATAATCAATATCATCTGCAATGAAGTCTAAAATCTTATAGAAGGAACGTCTGTTAATAACATAAGTAGACTTGTCTTCTAGATCATCTCTTCCTAGAATCTTGTTGTAATCAATGATGATAGTGCGATTCTCCTCTCTCGCATTAACATACTGATTCTTAAACTTTGGCTTTGACATAATAGTATATTCCCCCTACTATAAACTATAAAAATAAATAAAGTAATAATATAAGCTATAATATAATATATCTTTAAAAAACTATTTCTTCTTACTGTTATATTTCTTAGTAAGACGTTGCTTCGTAGGTAGAGGTTTGCTTGGTTTCTTTTTATTTGTCGAAACCTTCTTAGATGTCATTTTCTTTTTCTTTTTCTCGGCAGAAACTCGTCCCTTTTCTTTATTATACTCTTTTATTTTATTTTCGCAACTGGAAATATTATCCAATACTTTTTTCTTAGATAATTTTTCATCTTTAAAAGAGCTTTTATGAATAAGTCGATGTTCACGTATGTAGAGCAAGCAGAAATAAACACTTTTTTCAAAACCATAAGATTCGGAAGGGTTCTTAATTGTTGGCGGATTATTTAAAGCCATTTTACCTACCTTATCTTTTAACCAGTTGATAACAATTCCATCTTGGTTGTAAATATACGCATATGTAAAAAGGAAGTTAGGTGAATTACTAAAAACCTTTAATGCATAGTTTGAGAGCGTAAAGTCACTTTGTGCATTACCAATTGGAATCAATTGAATAATCACATCATACATTACCTTATCTCCAAACTTTTCTGAAGGAAATTTAAAGAAGAAGTAGAAATCAGAGCCGTCTTTAAAAGTATGTAGTTTAATATACGTTCCATATTCCTTAAGTATCTTGTAGTACCTATTCTCTAAATTTTCAATAATTAAATCCCTTCGAGCAAAATAAGCTGAACTCTTACCAGAAGGGTTTTGAAGAAATTGTTTCATTGTCATTACCTTCAATATTATCACCCCTTACATAATACTTTGTTAATTTAATTTTTAAAAAATAAAGCGGTTAAAGGTGGTAAGATCGTATTTTATATCAATACAATCTTACCACATAATAATTAGTTCATATCATAATCTCTAACAGAACTAGCAATAAATTGATTACTAGTGTACATTAGACCAACAATACTGAATGAAGCTTTCATAATTTGAATATCTGTCATAGCTGAGTTAATAACTTTAGTATCTAAATCAGACTCATAACGATGAGATTTAATATTAAAGAAACTAGAATCAGCAATACACTTGTTAATTGTATTATAAATAAATGTATCATCAACAAGTTCAGAATTTATATTTCTAAGAACAGTTCTGAATGATTCTGCAAATGATTCAAATAGAATATCAATAAGTTCTAAAAGAATTAGATATAAATCATCTTCACTAATACTCTTATTAATATCTTTTGCCGCTAAGAATGTAGCAATATCAGTTGAGTTCTGACTAATAATTTTAGGAATAACTAAGTTACCACCTGAAATATAACCATGTTTAATAGCAGAACGACAAGCATAAATTGCATCTTCCATTAGATACATTCTAGTTTCTTTTTCAATCTCTGAATTACCACCTACATATAAAGTAGCAGTTTTACAACCTAGATTAGCTTTACGCTTTTGTAGATTATATAGATCTTTTTCAATATCTCTTGCTTTATCTTGACTTTTAACATCAATAATAAATTCATCGATCAATTCAATACGTTCTTTAATTTTATCAGCATTAGCCCAACCACCAATTAATTTAGTAGTTGAATCATCCATTATAACTTTTTCAGCCATCCCCAACATTTTCATTAGATCATTTTTGTCATCTGAAATAGGATTATTGTTATATTTATCATAAACAGTTGCATTAAGGTATAATGCTAAGTCATCAAATGAATCAAAATGATTTTTATTAACAAAAGCGTAATCAGTAGCAGCGATTTGTAAAGTATCACGAGCACTATTTTTGTTAATCTTTAACATATTGGCAATTTCAGAACTATAACCTTTTGCAATAAATACTAGAGGTTTTGCATTTGATAAAGCAATACCTAATAATTCAGCAACTAATGTTTGGTCTTCTTCAGTTAATACATCATTACATAAGAAGATAAATGGTTTCTCTACTGAATAGTCAATTTTATTAGAAGTATTAGCAAAAATGTTATGAATATAACCACGAGGTAATTCAACACCTTTAGAGATTTCATAACTATCTTCTTCAATTGGTGATTTCTCTAAATTAATGAAACCATCTTTACCAATTTCTTTATATAGGTTATAAATTAAATCTCCTGCTTTATCATCATTATTATTAGCAATACTTGCAATATTTTTAATAACGTCAAAGTTTTTATCTGTAATTGCAATAGATCTTTCTAAAATAGCATCCGTTAGATATTCTTCAATAGCAGAAAGATAATCTAAAACTTCTTTAGATGGTAATTGCTTAATTAATTGACCTTTATTTAAATTTTTAAGTAATGCATTAGAAATAACAATTGAAGATGTAGAACCATCACCAACTTCACGAACTAATGAACGACTAACTGATTTAACTAATTCATGTGTAGTAGGAGGTACTTCTCCTTCGTAACGGATTTTATTTAATAGAGTGTAACCATCTTTACTAATAGTATGATTGACCATTCTATCTTCAATGATAGTAGTAGAACCATAAGGTCCAAGAGTCTTAGCTAAGATATTAGCAATATCTTCTAAAGTTCCTTGGATTAACTGTTTAGATAATTCTGAATTTATTACATTAGAACGAATTAGTTGTTTATTTTTAAGTTCTTGTAAAGTAGTTGTTGTCATAATAATCTCCTTTATATATCTATTTAACTGAAATTTCTATTGTTTGATCATCAATAATACCTACATCTAAACCATATTCATCATTATAATAATTTTCTATGATCCCAGCATCTTCTAGTTTAATAGTACACTTCTTAAATGTACTTTCCATTTCATCTCCTGAATCATGTTTAAAACCAGAAAGAATTTCATAGGATACATTATTATCATTTAGAACACTAAGAAAATTAGTTAAATTAAAAGCATTATCTCTAAACTTTAATGAATTTAAAAAATTTTCTGTAGGATTAGAATGATTCGATGTAAGTTTACTAAAGATAATTTGCTCTGGTACACACATTTACATCTAACCCCTTTCTTTATTTACGAACGTTTGAAACAGTTTTTTCTTTCTTCTTATCATTAGCTTCTTTCATACTCTTCTCAATACGTTTAGCTTCCTTCTCCAACCTATCTTCTTTAGCTTTTCTTAATTCAAAAAGCAAGGGAAGTTCCATATGAACTATTTCTTCATACGAAATTCTTCCCTCAAATAAATCTAATAAGTAAAGAATGAGTTTGGCATCTAGTTTAATCTTTCTTTCTAGATGATTCTCACCATCTTTTAGTGTCGGAGAAGTTGATGAAAAAGCAATTGTTCGATATCTACTGGAATATCACCAATACCTTTATGACACTTAGGACATTGGAAGTTCTTAATTTTATAATCAATACCGAACTCATCAGTACGTTTATTAACTACTTCAGCTAATTCTTTAGCATCATCAAGAGATAACTCTTTAAGAATACCTAGAATTTCGTTTCGGTCTGTAATTTCATAATACTTAGGTTTACCAGAATCTACTGTTTTCTGAACGTCCAACATAAACACACTCTTAATGAATAGTAATGTTGAAAGAATATCCATCAATTGTTTTGCTTTCTCTCTATCAACTGAACTTAATAGTGATAGGTGATCGTATAGAGATGGTGTTTGAACGTTAATGATAATTTTAGAATCAGGTAATAAACCACGAGTAGTTTTATTAACAAGAGACTTTTCAAGAGCCTGTTTAGGTGATTTGATACTAGCAATAACTTCACTAATATTTTGGAAACTTTCATCATTTTTAATTGCAACAAGAGTATCATTGTTAACTGTTACATCAACTGTTTTTTCACAATGACGACATTCGATTTGGAAATCAGTATTACCAGGGAATGTTTGTGCATATACTCCGTATAAGATAGTAGGGAAATCAAAGAATGATGTAATTTTCAACCAATCTTGGAATGATAATTTACCTAATGATGTTGTATTGATTTTAGAGTGAACTGTTTTATACATCAATGATCTATCATGATAAATATCATTAGTAGAATTAGTGATAATATTAATATCAATCATTTTTAATGCTTCCATGAAAGCAATATAATGTGATTGGTTAGCAACAACTTGGAATGTTGAAGCTCCTTTTAAGATAAATTCAAAGTCATCTACTTTTGTTAAAGGTGTTTCATCAACGATATCAATGTTGTTTAAATCAACTGTAATACCTTTAATAATTTCTTTAACACGTTGACGACGTTCTTGAACTGAAGGAACATGTTCTTCTTCACGTACTTGAATCTGACCTGTAGGATTATTAACTACCTGTTGTTGATTCTGTACTTGAGTTTGTTCTTGCTGAACCTGTTGTTGTACCTGATTTTGTTGTTGTATATTTTGTGGCATAACAGTATTATTTTGAGACATTTCCTGCATATTCATTACTGGTCTCTCAGTTGCAGGTTGAGTATTTTGTTGCTGAACTACCTGTTGTTGTACAGGTACTTGTTGTTGCTGTTGTTCGGCTCTCATTTGAGACATTGGTTGAGTTTGATATTCAAATTGTTGTTGACCTTGAGGTGCATTTGAATCGCTAACTCCTGTAAAACCAGCTAGATGGCTTAATGGATCACCTCCACCAGTTTGAGGTAGATTTTTAATACCTAACTCATCTTTTAAGCTATCAGTTTGTTGAGTATTTTGTTGCTGAACTACCTGTTGTTGTACAGGTACTTGCATTTGCTGATAACCTTGTTGACCTTGAGGCATAATACCGAATTCTTTTTGAGTACTTTCATCAATCATATTTTGAACTTTTTGTTGTTGATTATTCTCCATAATAATAACCTCCCTAGATTATTAATAAATAATTTTTGAAATAACTTTCTTGTTACTATTCTGACCTACAAGTATTAAGAATTGTTTACTTTCTGGATTTTGATATGCATCAGAAACACTGCATAAGATAGCAAGAGTATTTTTACCTAATTGGTTAGGTAGTAAAGAAACACTAATTTCTACTGCCTTATCATTAGGAATAAACCTATATACTTGGTCTTTAATATTCTCTTCTAAAGTTACAATGGTTCTTCCATCAATAATCTCGAATAGATAATTCTTAATGCCTACACCTAGCTCTGGTTGATTCGGATATGTACCCTTTTCAATAATAATAATATTTTGAATAACTTGAGCTAATGATTCTAAATCAGAACGATATTCAGGTCTAGAAAATACATCGACTTGTAATAAAGCTTCTTGATTAAATATTGTAGCCATAAAATCACCATATTCTAAATTTATTTATTTTAATGTTAAATTAAATATTTTTTTGTAAAAATTTTATAGCTAAAATTAAATACATATTATAAAGATGACTTTAATATAAATTTATTTTTATATAATTTATTTATTTTAAAGTTAAAAATATATTTCAATATTATAATATATAGGAGGAGAAGTCATGGAAATACTTTACACATTTGAATCAGTAACAGTATTATGGCAGTTAGTTTTAATTATTCTAACAACATGCTTATTATTTGTAGGAGGTATGTTTGTACAGAATATAGCAACTAGTAATAAAAATACTGGATTATTAATTACTACTTCAATCTTTTTAATACTAACATTCTTTGCTTGGTTTACTATACCATTCATGGATGGATTCAGAACTACATACTATCAAGTTAAAGCTGAGAAAGAACAAGATATTGATATGACAAAATATAAAATTGCAGAACGAAGAGGGACTACATTTATTATTAAACGTCGATAATATATTAAAGGGAGAGATTAATTATGGTAGTTATAGCGGAGAATAAAACAATATTAGATAGAAAGATTAAACCGAATACTATTTATAGACATTATAAAAATAAAGGATACTTTATCCATGATGTATTTAGACATACTGAAACTGGGGAATATTATGTAGCTTATGTGGCTTTATATGGAGATTGTTTAAAACATACAAGACCACTTGAAATGTTCTTATCCAAAGTACCTGAAGAAGATCAACATAAAAATGTTACAGGACAGACTTATAGATTTATGCATAAAGTAGAGCTTCTTGCACTCAACGAAGAATAATATTAATAAAACAAAATATTAATATTAAGTGCTAAGGGGATGATTATATGGAGGATTACATTTTTAGATTGAAAGAGTTAGATAGAGATAATACAATTTTATCTGAATTATTCTTTGAAGAAGAAGATGTTGCTTTTGTTGAATTTAAGAAAACTATAGCAAAACATAAAACGAAAGCTGTTTCAGATATGAAGAAATGTCAGATACTATCTAAACCTGTAAATCTAACAATAAATCATCTAACAAACAAATGTATGATTGAGAAGATAGTGAATGGGGAACACTCTCTTCTAATAATCGTTTTAGAAAAGCTACCAATCAAGAAAAAAGAGATTGAACCAAGAGAAGATATTAAGAAAGTTATTGAAAGTATGAAATCATAAAATAATAGTATTAGGGATGAAATTATATTCCTAATACTATTATTTTTAACTATTTGGAGGAGAATGAACACATGGATAATCAGAAATTTAAAGTACAAGATGGATTTATTGAAAAAGGAGATACTGTTTATTATATATTTGATGATAAGATTCATAAATGTACTCTATCAATATCTAGACATCAGGATGAAGCCTTTCCTATATTAAGAAGTGGTACATTAACGAAATATTTCCGTGGAGGTTTAGCATTTTTCCGCAACCACATACAACCACAACATTTATTATTTAAAGATAGAGATAATGCTTTAATGGTATTAGAAGACATTAGACAGGGTCTACTAAAGAAAGTATCTAATGAAGAGGATGTAATGAAAGAGTTATTTAAAGAATGGGTTAAAGATAAGAGTGGTATGCAGAAGAAGATAATGATTGAATCTATTAGAAATAAATTTGATATAACACTGGAGGTATAATAATGTACGTAGAAGTAGCAGATGGTAAGGTAAAAAGAAATCAAGATGTATACGTATTAAATTACGATCAGAATGAAACTGTTATTAAATCTAAAGTGACTGATCTTTATGAACGTGAACAGAGTTTAAGAATAACACATGCTGAACTATTCAGTGGTTATTCAAGATTTCTCAATCCAGTACAATGTAAAAGTTATGTATTTACGACAAGAGAAAATGCTAAGAAAAGATTAGTTGAATTTAGAAAAGAATATAAAGAAAAAATAATGAATGATGAAGTATTATTCCAGACATTATTTGATGATTGGATTGATAATAACGGTACAATTCAAAATGAATGTATGAAGGAAGTTATTAAAGAAAAATTTGGTGTAGAAATTAAATCACCATATTAATATAGGAGATGTGTTATATTATGACAATTGAAATGGGATCAATTGATACTAAAATAAAATTAAACGATGAGTTTTACTATTTAAATTATCATGTATCCGATGAGATTATTAAAGTAAAAGTAATACAAATTCGTAATGAGGATAATGCTGTACTAGTGCAATATCTAGATAGACCTGATGGTCATAAAAGACAATTAAGTCAAAATCGTTGCAAATATCTTTTATTTGAAACAATAGAGGATGCTGAAAAAAGATTAAAGGAAGCTAAAGATAATTACAAACAGGAATATAAAAATAAATTAAAAGATCAAAAATATTTACTTCGACAATTCTTTAAAAATTGGTCTGGTTATAATACACCGATTCAACAAATGATGATGAAAGAAGCAATTAAGGAAATGTTTGATGTGGAAGTTAATGAACCATATTAAGATAGGGGATACATTATGACAATCAATGTAGAGATAGAAGTAGTAGATGGTAAAGTAAAAGAACAAGACAGAGTTTATTATATAGATTATAATATTAATAATAAAATTGTACATTGTAGAGTATCTGAAATTGATGTAAGATTCTTTTCAAAAGCTAAAACAATGAGATTAGTGATTAATAGACCAGGTATTAATTTTGAGTTCTTGAGTAAAGAACAGTATCAAAAATATGTCTTTATATCAAAGGAAAATGCTGAAAAAGCAGTAATTAAATTCACAAAACAATATGAAGATGAAATAAGAAATAAAGAAGTCTTATTGCAAAGTTTATTTGATACATGGGTGGAATCAAGCGGTCAAATTCAAAAATATTCTATGTCTAAAATTATTAAGGAAACATTTGATGTAGATATTAAATTACCTCCTGAACCTGAGGCTGAACCAATTTGGAGACATTTAAATAATACAAACATAAGAAAATAAATTGAAGAAGATTAAACAAGAAAATAATTAGAATATCTTCTTCAGCAATTCCTTAAAGGGAGGTTGAAGTTTAGGAGGATTAAAATGATTCAAGTAATGGACGGTCAAATAGAAAATATAGGTGATGTAGTACACTTTTCATTATGGAAAGAAACAACATCTATTATTACATGTATAGTTGCGTCTATTGATATTAAAAATGATGAAGTTAAGTTGAAAGTACTTGACGGTGATGATTTTATTCAATTAAACCTATTAGAAGCTAAATACACGTTATTTAGAGAAAAGACTAAAGCGCAAAAACTTATTACAAAAGAGTTAGAAGATAAAGAACATTTACTAAAATGTCTATTCAAGAAGTGGTCTAGAGATATAGATCATGAAGAAAAGCATATGGTAAAGAATGTAATCGAAAAACAATTTAAAGTTAATTTAGATAACCCTACAAAGATACAGTAGGGTTATCTTTTTTTTTTAGTCATCTTTTATGATTTATATTAACAAGACATTATTAGCTGAAAGGAGTCTTAAAATGCAATCACTTAAATGTCCATTATGTACCAATAAATATCTGACTAAGGATGCTTTATATGCTCATATGACAGATAAACATGAAGACCAATTAAATGGTCTCTCTCCAGCACACTTCTACTTTAATTTCAAGAATAAGAAAACTCATGGTAAATGTATCGTAGATGGCAAAGAGACAAAATTTAATGAAGCTACAGAAAAATACGATAGAATCTGCTCTGAGAAATGCCGAAAGACTTATAGAGAGCAATTTAAGAAAAGAATGGTCGGTAAATATGGTAAAGAA